CGGGTGCTTCGCAAACCACTAGGCGGCTATTGATCCCGAGTAGCCACGCCGTGGCGGCAAAGATGCTCGGGATCTTTCGTGAGGAAATCAATGTTTTGCTAAAGAAAAACGGATGGTCAAACGAAGATGAGAAGGCATTTAGGCGGATGAAAGAAGCGATCAGGCTAGTAGAAAGATAGGTTTTAACAAAAGTAACGCCGGTACTACTCAATTCGGAGCGGCACCGGCGTTACCCAACAGGATAAACAACATGAATAAGATGGATGATACAAAAATGGACAAACTAATGCTAGGGGCCGTGAGCGTCGCTTGTTGGGGTTTTGCCGCATGGGCGGTGCTAACCACCACCGGGTGCGCCGGAATCGAGCTAGGCGGCAAGGTGGGCATTTACGAGGTAGAGACTCGAGACACGCAAGAGACCGTAACAACGCGAGCGAAGCCGTTCATTTGCAGACTTCGACAGTGCGACGCGGCGGGTAACGTTATCCAAGGGAGCTAGTCATGGAAAACCAGAAATCACTAATTCAGGAAATCGTTATTGCCTGGAAAATTAGTAGCATCGTGTTTGCCAACGTGGTGGCCGTAATCATGTTTTTTGCTTGGTGGGACGGCGAGACATGGGTAAGGGCTAACGCGGGTGCGATGGTTGAATTGAGCCAGCGCGACGGGTGGAAGGTTAAGAAGTAAACAAGGGGCCTCGGAGAAATCCGGGGCCTTTTTATGTCTTTTATCTTGGCATGATGGGGATCATACCGTAGAGTCAAAAAGCAAAAGAAAAGCCCACACGGTTCAGGTGTGAGCTTTAACCAATTAACCCATAGGAAAAATATGGATCAATCAGCGCCGATACCCGGCAAAACTACCACACCAAAAACCACTACTCAATTAAAACACATGTTAATCGATGTCGACTTTGCATGTAAGCCAAAGATAAAAGCCATGCGCGCAAAATTTGGGCAGCTTGCGCGGCTATGGTTGATCGATTTGCTCTGTGATTTATCGCGGGCAACCAACGCCGAGATCGAGCGATGGGCGGCGATCGCTATTGCTCAAGATCTAGGAATCACCAACGGCGACGAGCTTATAGACTATTGCTTAGAGCGCGGGATTTTAGTCGAGCCACGTAGCGGGGTTATCTCTAACGACCGAGTGCTAACAGATCAGCAAAAACTAGCAACCACACAACAGAAATGGCGTGACAGACAAGCGGTGTCACGGGGGAGTCACGAGGGTGTCACGCGTGACATACTAGAGACACGTGAAAGATTGAATACTGAAGTATTGAATACTGAAGATCTTAAAGAAGAGGTGCGACCGTTTCGGGACGTGTCCGATCCAGTCGAGCGGTGGCGGCTGTACTTGCGAAAGAAGTTTAACAAGGATTTAGACGAGATCCAGCGCGAAACGCTCCTAATGAATTGGGCGGCGCGACCGGCGCAAGAGCTGATAGACGGCATTAACCAGTCAATCGAGAAAGGGTATCGCAAAATCGTTTACGAGCCGCCAGACGAGCGCCCGCAGCGCGGCAGCGCTAAGGGCAAGCACGTTCAAACGATGGAAGATATTTCAAAAATGTAAGGATGATGTGACACGGGACGAAGTGAAATTGTTAGTGATGGGAGTGAAGGCGGTGTTTCAATCCCGGTTCGAGGTTACGCCGGAATTGCTGGACATGTGGCAAGCGGTTTTAGGCGCTCAGTCATACGCGGACGGGCAGCAAGCGGTTTTAGTATTCCTATCGGGTGATAATAAATTTCCGCCGCTACCAGGAGAAATCAATCAGATTATCGCAAAGCGCAATCAGGCCGAAATACCGCTAGGGGTTGAGGTGTGGGAGCAGTGCGTATCGTTTGCAAGGCAGGGGCGCGGCGATGGCTACGTTAGGGGCCAGTTTGCCGATAATAACCGAGCCCTGAGCGCAATTCGGGCGGTCGGGTGGGACCGCATCCGGTATGCCGACCTAGAGACAGAGCTTCCGTTTGTTCGTAAGGATTTCATAGCCTATTACGACCGCATGGTTGAATACGACGGTGAGCGCCAGATGCTTTTAACAAGTGATGAGGCAAGGGGAGTGTTAAAAAGCCTAGCTAGTCAAACAGGGTTAGAAAGTATTGGTAAATTATTATCTACTGAATCAGTAAAGTAGGTGACTGAATCCAATAATCATGGGAGAGTCGGGGAATGAATCAACTACCACTATTCGACGGCAAGCGAGCGAGGGCCGCAAAGGCCAAGGGCATGGCAAGGGCTGCGGCGCACCATAACGAGTTGTTAGAGATAGCCCGCGATGTTGCGGAGTCGATTGCAAGAAGCGGAGACGGAACGGCTACGATGGACGACGTTGCGATGCACCTAATCAGCATGGATTACAATCCGGCAGAGCTAGGAAATGCCGCCGGTTCGGTATTCAAGGGCAACCAATGGGAGTTTACAGGCGAGCGGGTGAAGTCGAATAAGATTAGCAGCCATGCAAGGGAGATACGGGTATGGCGACTAAAGTAAACAAACCCACATGGCGCTACGCCGAGGACGGGCCGCCGGAGATTAACAAGCCGATTCTTGCGCAAGACTGCAAACAAGGATCGGCGATATTAAAAAGATTGAAAAACGGTAAATATGTTGATGCTTTTTTTAACCGATGTGGTAAAGAAGTTGACGCAGGAACAGTGTTTAGATGGATGTATTTAGAGGAATTAGAATGATTGAAGAAAATACAAAATACGCAACAAGAGAAGAATACGATCTGTTAGTGGATCAGCTAGTGACTACTAATTCCAGAATTGCCGAGCTTATCCGGTTTAACGACGAGTTAGTACGGACGATGACCGCGCATGCTGGCGCGTTATCAACACTTCTAAAACAGCAAACAGAGGAAGCAGCAAGTGAAGCGTAAAATTATACAGATTATTTCACACCTAGAGCCAACGACGGATTTCATGGGCGAAAACGGAGAGCCCAGAGAAATGATCTATGGATTAGCTAATGACGGTACTTTGTGGTGGCACCATGAGGATGCCGGATGGCTATCCGCTACACGCGGTGTGGACGGATACGATTCGGAAATTAAAGAGGAGGCAACGCAATGAAATATTTATTAGCATTATTGATAGCGACGCCAGCGATGGCCGAAATAGACTACAGCAACATTTTCGGCACACAGCCAAGGCAGGGCAGCGAGATTGTTGTGATTCCAGTCGAGCCGCCGACGCTTAAAAACCCTTTTCCACAGCAGTACATGGTTTTTACGGGGGATCGCTACGAGCTAGTCGATCCGCTTGGCAAACCATCGGGTAGGATAGGCGGCGAGCTAAAGTATCCGGGGCTAGCAAATCCGTATGGTGCAGGCAACGCAGCGCCAGCGAGTAAGGATAAGCCGGTCTTCAATAACTACATATTGGGGCAGGGAAAGTGAACCTTGACGACTTCGACAAGATCCCGTGCAGCGCGAAAGAACTATCCCGCGCCATCGTCAAAGTTATTGAAGGAGAAAAGAAATGAGAACCTACGCAATCGGAATAATTGTAATCCCGCTACTGGCGCTGATAGCCAGCTTTGCAATGGTCGTCACAGCAGACTCGATGCCGCGTGAATCTTGCGAGTGCCGTGAGCTGAAGGCAATCCGCCGAATCCTAGAGCAACAGTTTCAAGTGGTATGCGACGAAAGACGGTGCTTGCCGGTGCCGACGCCCACAGTAAGTGATGGAGGCAGCCTTCCATGAAAAACTTAACAGCACTTAATGAACTGCTTGAGCGGATAGGAATGTCAGCGACTATTTCCTACAACAGCGACGAAATAATTGTCGGCGCAAGGGTTTGGGTGAAGTTAGATGATCAATGGCTAAATACCTGGATGAAAAGCGTAGACGATCTGGAGGCGTATAATGCCAAGCAGATTAAAGAGCTACGCGAGATATTAGCGATGTTTATTGAGCAACAGGAGAAAACAACATGATAGGCAAGAACACAGAGAAACAGATTAGGCAATTTATAATAAGCTGCTACGAATCCGAGCGATGCGGGCGGGGCTGCTTACTATGGATAAAAGGCAACGAGGTCATAAAGCGCGACGATGTTAGAATTGTATTGTCAGCAGAGGACGAGGGCGGCCACGAGATTGCAAGGCTACCGATATCCCTCCGCAGCATCATAGCGAAAAGATACCCACGCAAGAAAAAGGCGGTGCGGAAGTGAGTGATCAAGAATCGGATGAATACGAAATTTGCTATGCTCGACTAGTTACCGCCGATCATTGTGTCCAAGAGTTTCGAGTAGACAGGCATGAACACAGGCCAAAGATAGAAACGGCTATAGCGCCAATGGTGTCACGTACCTACTTATTTACTCGTCAATTCATGGCGTATCCCATATTTAATAATCCATTTAGAAAAGAGAAGGCTTGCATGATCAAAGAATATCGAGAACACGTTCCGCGTGGACAAGAAATAATTTAACCGCCGCGAGGCATGGAGAATGTAAATGAAAGGTAAGTTAGAAACAGAAGTCGTGGTTGCCGATAAGTATCAGAAAAAAGATATTGTCGTGCATCGTAGAGAGATTTTAGATGAAACAGCTCGTACCGCAATTAGCTTTATTGAGCGGTGGGGGATGGTAGCAGCCGTTCCAGACGGTGAAGATACCGCAGGTCGTCAAAAGCTCCGCCTGAGTACGCCGAAAGAATTAGTAGATCGCGCATTTGAAATAGCTTGTCAGTGTGTGGAGCAAGCTCGTAGTAACGGGCATGTTATCGAGTGCCCCGCCTTCGAATTGTGTAACTCAGAGGAGAAATGATTATGGAAATGACCGAACGGGAAATTGAGCGACTAATCGACGAAGCTATGCGCTACGGGATGCAGCTAGGAGAGATGCGTAGGATGGATAGTCCAGGCTGGCCGGAGTTCCAGCAGAAAGCTACGCAAACTATTTTGCTCAACTTCTATCGTGATCATGTCAGAGTTAATGAGCAAAAAAAGCAAGATCCGTTTAGGTGGAGTTTTTAAAATGAAGCCGCTGAAAGAGATTGGGACCACTCTCGCGGCAAGGCGGAGGCCGAGAGGAGGATTTGGGAAGCGCTACTAGACGAGTCTTTAGCGTTGGGTGGAGCGGTGCATGTTGGAGGCATACCGCTAGGCATGGCAAAGAAAATCATTTTCGGGGGCGGGGTAGATGATAACAGTTGAGTTTCTAAACAAGATGCAAAAGAAAATCATTGAGGATGCCAACAAACCAGACATTCAATATGTTTCGTTTGCCGAGTATGCAGAGTTTGAGAAGTATCATGAGACCGGACAGATGGGGCCGATACTAACGAGAAAAAAAGAGGCATTCGCAGAGCTGGCAAGGTTGGTTAAGGAACTACCCATCGAGCAGGTCGGAGATAAGCATTGGAGGATCAAGGACGGGCATGAGTGATTGGATTAGCGTGAAAGAGAGACTGCCAGAGGATGATAACTACGCATTAGTTTCGGTGCTGGTATCAATCGACGATGGAGGCGGCGACCCGCTTGTAACTATCGCAGATTATTCACCAGAGGAAACGTGTTTTCTTGATCAAGATTTACTGCAAGAGATAGGCTCAGAGGGGTGCTTTGAAACATGCGAAGTCACTCATTGGATGCCGCTACCAATTGCGCCGCCCTCGATAACGGTTGGTCCCATCGAGCAGGTCGGGGATAAGAAACCATGACCACCCTAGTCAAACTCACCATCACCAAGGAATCAAACGGCTCCTGGTCCTGCACACGAGAGCGAGCAACCAACGGCGAGACGGCAACGGGCCTACGGAATCTAGAGGAAGTCTTCGAGTACGTGAAGGCGCACGAGAAAGCGTGGGAACCGGAGCAAGTAGAGATGCAGCTGGAGGCTAAACAAGTTGAATCCTAATAACTCACCGAGCATCTAACGACTATGCGAAAAGAGGCGTCTATGTGGCTAGCTAACGCTGTAAATGATGATCGAGAGGCTCACCGCTCATCTACGCAAAACTTCCAGCCAGAGCGAGCGTTGCTAGCGGCAATCATAGAGCGAGCCCTATTAGACCTACGCAAAACAGACCTTTCAGAGCGTAGCGACGGCAGAAATGCACAGATGTGGATATTTGCTTCCGACCAAGCCGAGTGGTCTCTTTTGTGGGTGTGCGATCAGCTTGAGATGCAAGCGGCAGACGTGAGAGCGGCAGCAACTAAGATTCTAAACGGCGAGATGACGATGACCGGCAACCGCAACAGGCACCGCGTTGTAACCCTTGCCAAAAGACCCGCGACGCAAAAAGAGATTGCCGCAGAAATGAACAGCCGGTTACACTGAGAGCGTGGCGAGATTCAAAAAGGCGCACAAAGACGCTAACCATGATGAGGTCTCAGACGAGCTTGAACAGCTAGGCTACTCCGTGGTTAGCTTGCACATGGTAGGCGGAGGCGTGCCGGACCTCTTAGTGGGCAAGCAGGGAGAGACATTTCTAGTGGAGCTCAAGAGCGAGACCGTTCAGCATAATGGCAAAGGCTACGCTTTTAGACGTAGGGGCAAGTTAGAGGACTCGCAAATAGAGTGGATGGCTAGGTGGTTAGGCGGGCCGGTTATAGTTGCATGTAATACCGAGGAGGTGTTACAGGGGATAGAACAGCAGCTAGGCACCACAGTAAGAACAGCGGTTAACTAACGGCTTGTTAGCAGGCCATAATCAAGCTATGGGCAAGATAACTAATCCTACAGGCAAAGGCGGATTTAAGAAGGGTCAAAGCGGGAATCCCGCCGGGAGAGGTTTGACCGATCCAGAGTTTGAGAGCGCCATCAAAGAGGCAGCGAAGGGCAGTATAGCCCGTATAGTGGGCATGGCGATGACTTCAGAGGACGAGGCTATAAGGCTCAAGGCCGATATTTGGATTGCAGAGCGGGCCTATGGGAAGCCAAAACAGGCCGTTAGCCTTGAAGGGCAAGAGGGCAAGCTACCTATTATCGAAGTGATCGTTAAAACCTCAGTGTGAGCCACCAAGAGAAAATTACGTTTCCGCTATGGCCTAAGCAAATGGCCGCGTTTACGACACCTGCTACTGAAACACTGTTTGGTGGGGCAGCAGGTCCGGGCAAGGCGCTAGCGTGTACTACGCTAATAGCTACGCCAGGCGGGTGGCAACAGATGCAAGACATAAAGCCCGGCGACTATGTTTTTGCGCCGGACGGCACTAGTACGATGGTGGTTGCAGCCAGCGAAATCATGCACAACCGGCCATGCTATGAAATACAATTTAATTGCGGAGAGAAGATCGTAGCAGATGCACAACATCTATGGGCTACAACGACAGAGCAAGAGCGAGCACAAAACCACAGAAGGCAGCCAGAGTTTAGAGAACACCGCCGCCTAAAAAGGCCGCTACGCGGGAAAAGAAAATTGAGCCGCATTGCTCATCGTTTGCATGATTACCTATCTCCGCCAGGGGCTACCATTAAAACAACGGAACAAATCGCCGGAAGTGTTTTAACCAAGCGCGGGCGCAAGAATCACGCAATAGACCTACCAAGCCCATTAGTTTTGCCAAGCGCGATTTTACCCATAACACCGTATCTATTAGGGGCATGGCTTGGGGATGGCGGCAGCAATGCGGGTCAAATAACCGGCATTGATCCAGAAATCCTAGAGCAGTTTGAAAAGGCTGGATTCACAGTCACGCAGCACACAAACAAGTATTCGCATGGCATATTAGGATTTAAAGCCATCTTGAAAAACGCGGGATTGCTAAACAATAAGCATATACCGCCAAGCTATCTAAGGGCATCAGAGCAACAGCGCCGCGAGCTATTACAAGGGCTGATGGATACAGACGGCCACTGTAACAAGAACGGCGATTGTGAGTTTGACAATACCGATGAGGCGCTAGCGCGTGGCGTTTATGAGCTTGTGGCGTCACTTGGCATGCGGCCGCATTTCTATATCGGACGAGCAAAATTAAAAGGCAGAGATTGCGGGCCTAAATATCGAGTGGCGTTCTACCCGGCAGGGCCGTGTTTTAAGTTACGCCGCAAGCTAGATCGCCAGGTAGAGCGAGATAAAACGCGGTATATTAAATCGGTGCGGCGAGTGGAGAGTGTGCCGGTTAGATGCATCCAGGTGGCGCATCAATCGGGGATGTTTCTAGCAGGGCGCGGAATGGTGCCAACGCATAATTCTCACCTAATGAGGGTCGCCATGATTCTCTCTTGCGTCAGCTATGCGGGCCTACAGTGCTATTTGTTCCGCCGCCGTTACGGTGACTTAGTAAAGAACCATTTAGAGGGTTCTACGGGCTTCAGAGAGCTTTTAGCGCCATTGGTAGCGTGTGGCTATTGCACTATTGTGGATATGGAAATCCGTTTTAAGAACGGTAGCAAGATATTTCTATGCCATTTGCAACATGAAAAGGATGTTGAGAACTACCGAGGTGCTGAAATCCATTTCCTTGGAATTGAGGAGGCGACACAATTTACCGAGTTTATGATCCGGTTCTTGCGTACTCGCGTTCGTATGCCGCTAGAGTTTAAGGCTAGCCGGTTACCGCCGGACGAAAAGCTACGATGGCCGCGCATCCTATACACAAGTAATCCGGGCGGCGTCGGACACGCCTACTTCAAAAAGTGGTTTATAGATATTGTCCCACCGTGGGACACTTGGACGACGCCCGACAGTGAAGGCGGATTCATTCGGCAGTTTATCCCGGCTAAACTAGTCGATAATCCGTCTATTAATCCCGAAGAATACCGTAAGACATTAAGGGGGTTAGGTACGCCAGAGCTAGTTAAAGCGCTAGAAGATGGCGATTGGAGTGCAGTAGTAGGGGCGTATTTCGGTAACGTGTGGCAATACGAGCGCAACGTATGCAAACCGTTTGATGTGCCTAAGCATTGGTTCAAATGGCGAGGATTTGACTGGGGAACGTATAAGCCATTCGCCGCGTTGTGGGCGTGCGTGAGCGATGGCGAGCCTATAAAATTTTACGATGGGACCAAAGGCCGGTTCCCACGTGGTTGCATAATCATCTATCGTGAATGGTACGGATGCGTTGAGGGTGAAGCCGACAAGGGTATCGGACTAACTAACGAGCAAATGGCAACCGGCATCAGAGAGCGCACACCGGAGCCCGATATCAGAGACACCGTTACAGATTCGCTCCCGTTTCAGGACCGAGGCGGGCGCATGATTGCGGACGTGTTCAGTGATCTAGGTGTGTTCCTTACTCAGGGCGACACCTCACGCATTAGCGGATGGTCACAAGTGTACTCACGATTGGAAGGTACAGAAGAGGGGCCGATGCTAGTTATCGTCGAGCATTGTCCGCACCTAATCCGTACGTTGCCGAGTTTACAGCGCAGCACTACGAAGCCCGAAGACATTGCAGACGGTCAAGAGGATCACGCGCCAGATGTATGCAGGCTGATTTGCACAAGTAAACCCCTTGTGCGAGATCGCGGAAAGCCCGAAATTGTCGAGGTAAAGCCGGAAGCGATCCAAGTCTCGGCAATCCTTGAAAGACACTTTAAGCAACGCCGCATAGAGCGCTATGGCTAGAAAGAAGACAAACGACGAGGCGGCAAAGCAAGTTAAATCCGAGGTAGCGATGTGGCTGTCAATGCTTGCAACAGCTAAAGCAGCCGCAAAACCGCACCTAGATTCAACCGCAGACGCTTACCGCCGCTATTTAGGCGAACGAGCGCAAACAGCTAACCAGCAGCTACCTAGAAGCCCTAAGACCTATCGTTTCCCGTTGTTCTGGTCGGCGATTCAGACGCTACAGCCCGTGTTTTATTCATCAAGGCCGGTGCCTATCGTAGAGGCGGACTTTGCAGCCCAAGACCCGGTGGCTAATACCGCAGCCTATATGCTTGAGCGGCTAGCAAAGCAGCTCATTAAGTTAAACCCCGTGGACCAGGCAGAAAGCGCCACTCGGGATGATTTGATTCTAGCAGACAAGTGTACAAACCGCGTTTTGTACGACGAGCAAGAGGGCTACGAAACCTGCAAGGTGTTTGTGTTCCGGACCGTCTTAGATGACGGAATGGAAATATGGGCCGATGCCAACGGCGAGCAAGTACCGGATGGTACGCCTATCCTTGCCGAGACTGATGATCGCGGTGAAATGGAGGCGGAGGACAGCTCGCCCGGCGAGGAGCGATTCTACTACGAGAAAGAGACCCAAGAGGGATGTGCAAAGCTATTGCCGGTCAGCATCTTTGATATTCTTCACACGCCACGGGCTAGAAACTGGCATGAAGTCAAGGAGATATACTTTCGGCTTGCGCTAGGCCGCAAAGATGCCGAGGAAAAGTTTGGCAAAGAGCTTGCAGCAAAACTCCCCTACCGAGCGCCGAAAGACCGCGCAGAATCCAGAGACGATGTAAACCAGGATGAAAACCCGGTGTCTGATGGCATTGCGGATGTGTGGGAAGTTTGGGACAGGCGCGAAAAGGAAGTTTTCTACATCTGCGAGGTTTATCAGGGATTTTTAAGACCTAAAGACTCGCCAACGGACAAGGTTAAAGATCCCTACGGGCTAACTGGCTTCTTTCCATGCCCGCCGTTTGTTATCGGAACCTGTCCGCCTGATAGCCTATTTCCTACGGTACCAGCGGATCAGCTACGGGATATCCTAACCGGCGTTGATGAAGCCTGGAAACGGGTGATGAAAACGCTACGTTCCACCCGTAGGCGCGGGCTTTATAACGCCAACATTCCGGAGCTTTCACAGCTAGAGACGGATGCGGACGAGGGCGATTTTGTAGGCGTTGCAAACTTTCAGAAGCTAGTAGGCGAGGGCGGGTTACAGAACGCCGTTCAGATGTTCCCAGTGGATCAGCTTGTGTCAGCGATGAACGAGATGATCGTAGCAGTTCAAACGTTTAAGGCGTTTTTTGACGAGCTCTATGGCATTTCTGATATTATGCGCGGGGCTAGCGATGCACGTGAGACGGCAGAGGCGCAAAAGATTAAAGAACGCTATGCGACGCTGCGCACAAGCTGGAAGCAAAGACAATTTCAAGAGCTAGTAAGGTGCGATATTCAGTTACTATGTGAGCTTGCGATTCATCAATTCGATGACGATCAGTTTTTCGGCATGGTTGGTGCAAGATACATGCCGCCCGAGCATCAGACCAACGCACAGGCAGGGCTAGCGCTTCTGCGCACGGATAAGTGGCGCACGATCCGCATCAGCATCGAGACGGATTCAACAATCCTAATAAACGAAGAAGCCGAGGCGCGGGCCAAGAACGAAGTTGTAAGTGCTGTGATGAACGGCATCCGAGAGCTTGGAAGCGCGCAGCTAGCGCCGCCGCTAGTGTCGTTTATGGGCGAGTTGGTAGTTTATGCGGTCGAAGGGCTGCGGGATTCTAAAACGCTCGTAGAGAAGCTAAAGAGCGCTATTGAGCAAGCGCAAGCAGGAACGGGAGAGCCGCCACCACCGCCGCCACCGGATTACGAGGCGCAAAAGATTCAGCTACAGCAGCAGAAGCTACTTGTAGATCAGCAGCTAGCTACGCAACAGCTAAATCTTGATACGCAAAAAGCTATCACCGACGCAGAAATCCAGCGTGAGAAGCTAGCGCTAGAGGCGCAAAAGATAGGGGCCGAAGCTGGCATCAAGCAGATGCGAGCGGAGCTAGATGCGCAGATCGCGCAATTTGAGGCAACGCAGCGCACCATTGAGACGCAGATACTTCAGCAAAAATCAATGCTAGATGAGCGTGAGAAGTGGGTGACAGAACAGCGACTCCAGGCAGAAATGCAGCTAGAAGCCCAACGCACCGCCGCAATGATGGCACCAAAGATGGAGCCGCAAGTCGCGCCGAACATAATTATCGAGGCACCTAAAGCGATCAAAAAGAAGTATAAGATAAAACGAGACGCCCTCGGCAATTCAGAGATTGAACAAGAGGAAATCCCAGAGTAGCGCATGGGCATCTTTCAAGAGGTATCAAACTGGGTTCTTGGTTCGTACAAGGTACGGACCACGCAAGCCACAGATGGCGCACAGTTGCAGCATGTCCGGATAGACATTGGGACCGGGACAGGCGAAAGCCAGGTGAACGCAGCTAACCCGCTACCGGTGAGCGCTGCGATTAGCGGAACGCCCAACGTGAACGTAAGCGGATGGGCCGGAACAACGCCCGACACCGTGGCTGATGATTTTGCCATTGCCCATGCGGCAATCATCGTTCAAGCGATGAACTCTCTCAATTTCCCTCAAGCGCTACAAGCGGATGTCAGTGGTAGGCTGAAAACCGTGACCGATCTTATCTCTATCGGTGGTAATCCAACGGACTTTTTTACCGACACACTTAGTGTTGACCACGGCTACATCCCCGGCGGCGGATACAACGAAGACAACCAGTTTGCTGGCGCGCTACATCTTAAACAATCCGCTCCTAGCGTATCGAGTGTTGGCTTGATTACGCGCAACATCCCAAGCGGCACGCAGGATGTATCCATAGTTAGCGAAACCGCATTAGTTGCTAGTGCGCCAGTTTCAGTTACCGTTTTAACTAGCGCAGCAATAACCCTGCTGGCTGCAAACGCTAACCGGCGAAAATTCATTATCAACAATTTCAACGGCTCCTATTTGTTTGTGAAGTTTGGCAGCGCGGCAAGCAGCACCGACTATTCTGTTTTTATATCTCCGTTTACAACATACGAATCTTTTATCGGAGACTACGCAGGAATCATCACTGCTAGAGCAAATACCGCATCTTGCATAGTTTTAGCTCAGGAGCTCACGTAATGCCTACTAGTGCAGTATTGCCGCGAGTTGGTGGACCGTTATTAAATGCGACGGAAAACTATTTGTTAGCCAGCGGTCCCCAAAACACGCTAGCCGAGATTAATACTGGGGGTAGCAATAAAGACGTTTATTGGGATCGATATGGCGGCGGCGGCCTGATGTCTGGAACCTCAGCCGAGCTTTATTCGGGCATTCAGGGGTGTTTCGTTGCTTGTGAGTATCCTGGGTTCATGGCGCTAACTGACACGGGATATTTCTCTCAATACAGTAGCGGGACTGATGCGGAAATTCTAAATCTGTTTGATGACAAGATGTACATCGGGCCGTATTACGATCCTGTGAGCACTAGTCTTGGTACGTTTATGACGTATCGCTCGGGCGCAGGAAACGACGGCGACGGGGCGTGGTTTGTAAATACTTACCAAGAATATATTTTTAACGGGCTAGTGTCGGACGCAATAGCAGAAAACAACATTTGTTTTTTGGTAAAGGGTCAGGTGGGTGAGCCAAGTAAAACGGTGCACTATGTTCAGGCGGTGCAGACTGGCACGGTAGTGCAGGCACTATCAAGCATTTCTACTGGCTCTGCTCCAATTGAAAGCGTGGTGCAGAATCGAGTAGCTACTACAAACGCTACGGTGACAACCCTGCACACATTCACAGTCCCAGCGAGCACGACCTATGCGGTTGAGGTAATCGTTATAGCAAGGCGTACAGGAGGCTCAGCAGGAACGGCAGAGGATGGTGCTAGGTATAAGCTATCAGCGGTTTATAAGAACGCAGCAGGAACAGCAACGATAATAGGCGCGATAACATCAACAGCCGACGAGTCAGTTGCGGGATATGACGCAACGCTAGACACAACCGGCGCAAGCATACGAGTTCGAGTTACCGGAGTTTTAAATACAAACATCACCTGGCACATGACGGCCAGGGTTTATTCAGTGAGCACATAATATGGCGGGTGGTTCAGTAGTAAAAACAGGCGCTACGACTTTTGAGGTAACTAGGACTAATACGCTACAGAATGGCGCTACGGTAACAACAACGATACCGCTAACGCTTAGACAGGCGCGCAATGCTATTTCTCAAGTAGAAAGAGAGTGTGCGCGATTAAATGCGCTAGTAGCTAACCTAACGGGTAAGATTACGGACATCCAGGAAGAAATCCTTGCAGCGCTAGATCAGGGTGTTGAGGAAGAGGTTGCAAAATAACCGTGACGATCTTGATGGGGCTAACTAAGCCTATTTACTTTCCGTCCGGTGTCGGGGCGGTAGCCGGTGCCGTTAAAGGGGCTAAGAAGCGCATTATTAAGCGGATTAGGAAATACCTGATAGCGATAGCGCCTAACGCGGCAAGCATTTACAGCGAAGACTATAAGCGGCTAGCGCAGCACCAAGAGGAACAGGCGGTAAGCCTACAGAGGTTTAAGGCGCATTTGTGCCGGTGCGCCGATGAAGATGAGCTCTTTGTTTTAATGTTGGAGGAATATGATTAGGGGCCGGTTTCGTTGGGATTCTCAATCGCAGAGCTTGATCCGTATTAAAGAACCTAAGCGCGCAGCGGTTCACGCCGTTGTGCAAGACACAATCGACACGTTTCACCACGGGCTAGGCCGTAAGTTTGAGAGCCGGGCGGAGATGGAACGCGCACTAAAAGAGAGCGGATTTGAGGAGGGTGCCGGAACCGCTACCAAAACCGAACGCGATAGGGACGCAGAAATCCGCGATAGCGCCGAAAAAGCCTATTATATGTGCAAATACGGCAATTCCGGGCTTTCAGAGAAAGAGCGTTATGAGTGCCTAGAGGCAGACAGAAAGTTAGGGCTAGTTAAATAAAAAACGCCGCCCCGATTGGCGTAGGGACGGCGTTAGTAACTCGGTGACAAAACTACGACATGAAGCCGCGTATTAACTTTACGCAAGGCGATATCATGTCACAAGAGCAAATCGAGGTAACCGAGGAAACAACCGAAGTAATCGATGCCGTAGAAACCGAGCCAGAGGCAATTGAGCACGAAAGTGCTGAAGATAGCGTCAGACGTGCTATCGAGGAGCTAACCAAAGAGCCAGAAGAGAAGGCAACCGAGGCAAACGCTCAGGAAGCACAGCCAGAGGAAAAAACAGAAAGCCAAGAAGCCAAGACCAACGATTCCAAGGTAGTGGCCGATAAACTTGAGCCGCCTACACGTTGGACCGTAGAGGCTAAGGAGTGGTTCAACAAACAGCCGACGGAATACAAGCGCGAGATCGTTCGTCAAAATAGCGACTTTGAAAGCCATAGCACAAAGCTATGGCAGGAAATCAACCGACAAAAGAGCCGATATGATGGGATTGACCAGATTGTTAAGAAGTACGGCGAGGAATGGAACCTTAAAGGCGTTTCAGATGTTGCAGCTATCGCCGAGCTTGCCGCTACCGAGCAAGCACTACGCAAAGATCCAGAAGGCACACTCGCGAGACTTATCAAGGCGTTACGTGTTGATCCCGAAAAACTACTAGGAAAAGTCACCGGCAAAGAGTCAGCATCGGAAAACAATTCTGCGTCACCCGAAGTTTTAGCCTTGCGCGCCGAACTAAATGAGATCAAGAATTGGAAGCAAGGGTTAGCATCAAACTATGAGAACCAAGCAGCGGAATCCGTTGCTCAGGAAATCAGAGAGGTGCAAAACCTACAGGATAGCAACGGAAGGTATATTTACCCTCAATTGCATGATTCTGATTTCTTGGCACGGGTGAAGCCATTCGTCACCGCCGCTAAGGAGGCCCAACCGGGGATAAGTTGGGGCGAGGCAACCAAACGAGGTTACCAGGCCCTTCAAAGTATCAACGGGAGCCCTTCCCTTCAGCCTGCGAAACTCCCCGGCCAGACACAACCAAACACAAATAAGTCACGCGCACGGTTAGTTTCCGTGGCTGGACAGAGTTCAGGTTCAGGGTCGCTAGGCGGCATGAGCTTGGAAGATGTCAAGATTCCAAAATCCGCAGAGGACACGGCGCGGTTAGTAATGCAAATGCTTAGGAGATAATAATTTATGGCAGTAGAACCTGGATTAAGCGAAATCGTTACCACCACGGGGCGACTTCGTTCTAAGGTGTTGAAAGACAACATCAAAAATAACAACGCTGTATTCGTAGGGATGCAGAAATATGACGGTTTCCGCGAGGAATCCGGTGGGCGTACTATTGTTGAAGAGCTATTCTTTGATCAGAACCAAACCGCTTCATGGTATTTCGGTGGAGATCAATTCTCTACTGCTTACAATCCCGTGATCACTGCGGCCGAGTATGAATGGAAGCAGCTAGGCGGATCGGTATTTATTACCGGACGCGATCAGCGCATGAATAGCGGACCAGAGGCTTTTATCAAGCTAGTTGGTTCACGATTCAAGGCGCTCGAAATCACGCTAGAAAACCAGATGAACGTAGGGCTGCTATCAGCCGGTGCGGGATTTGGTGGAAAGCAGTTAATCGGTTTGGCTCAGTTGGTTTCTAAGACTCCAACGACCGGAGCGGTTGGCGGTATCACTAGAACGGTCGGCGGTTTCTTCAATAACTACAAGTTGCAGCCAACGGTAGATATTTCGGGCGCTTCGGTTACTTCAGCGGCTAACGTCAAGCAATACTACACAAAGACTATCATCAACACGACTCGTGGAGTTGATAAGCCTAATTTGATTATTGCTGGCGCTACGCACTACGAAGCATTGATGACCGCTATGCAGTCGCAACAGTGGATCACTGATCCAACTCTAGCGAAGGCAGGATTCGAGAACATCGTATACCAGGGCATCCCAGTAGTGTTAGGCGGTGGCGTAAGCTACGACGGCTCAGCGCTAGTGGCTACAGACTTGAGTTACTTCTTGAATACTAAGTATTTGAAGCTAGTCACACACCGTGATGCAAACTTCGATATGCTTCAGGACGTTCAGAGCATCAATCAAGACGCTATGGTTACACTTTGCGTATGGATGGGAGCACTAGTCCTTTCAAACGCTAAGGTTCAGGGCGTGTTGTTCGATACTTAATAAACTAAAGGGCGGCACTGGAAACGGTGCTGCCCTGTTTAATTTTTGGAGATTTAATTTTATGGCATGGAAAATAACAGACTTTTTAACCGGAGCGCAGCCAATCGCTGATACTTCGACGACTCAAAAGCACGACATTTGCATGGAAATTGATGCAATTGACGATACTTACCTTTACGGTCGGTTCATCTACCTTAAGGGCTTGGCATCTACTGCGCAGGGTTCGTGGGTTACGTTCGACAGACAAACAGGCGTTACCGCCTTGCTAGCTGCAAACGCTATCAATCCGGTAGCGGTTGCAATGTCGGCATGTTTGGCTAACCAATTCGGATGGTATCAGATCGTTGGAACCGTTCCTGGTCTAGTGTTAACCGGATACGTCGATAACGCTCTCGTATATGCGACCAGCACAGCCGGAAGCGTGGACGATGCAGTTGTTGCAGGCGACCGTGTGAAGCTAGCAAAAGGCGCGAGCGCAATCGGAACGCCGGTTGCTGGTCAAGCACTATTCGAGATCGACCGTCCGTTTATGGACGATGGATCAGCAGCTTAATTAACCTTTTAACGGAGAGACAACCGCGTGGAAACAATACCGGAAAATTTAGTAATGCCTGTGAAGTACGCTGGAAAAGAAGGCGAGACAGTACGGGCGGCAGTGTTTGGAAATGAGGGCGAAGTCGGAATTAGGTTTCGACTTCATTCAGAGTTCAGACCGGCCAAGTCAGAAATAATGGGTTATGACGTTTGGGAGGACATCGAAATAATCGAGTTCTTTACAGACAAGCTAAACACTATTCCTTTGATGGTTACTAACGAGCACCGGAGAAAGTACGCGGAATTGTATAACCGTTTTAAGCAAGGGCTGGGGTCATCGGGAACGATGATCTCAGCCTGGAACCAAATCACGCCAAGTGAGCGCAACATGTTTGAGGCTCAGGGGATCATCACGGTAGAGCAACTAGCGGAAGTCTCAGACTCGAAACTAGCGGCTCTACCGTATGGAACCAAAGAGGCGCGAGAAAAGGCAAAGAAACACGTTGCAGCAAATAGCGGAAAGTTAGAGGCCGAGAAATACGGCGAGACGATCCTAGAGTTGCAACGCAAGTTAGCGAGTATGGAAGCTAGGGAGGCTGAAAGGTTAGAAGCCGATGCAGCAAAGCCAGCCAAGAAAGCTAAAGGTAGACCAAAGAAAACAAAAACGGAGATTTTAGAAAATGACACAGAAAGCAATAGCGCTAATTAATCTTGCAATTAATCCAGCGGCAGCACAGGCAATTGAGTCGGAGACGGCAAATTTACAGCTAACTAGCTCGATTTCGTCAGGTTTGACAGGGGCAGGATCTACGCTTGGGACGGCGCTAGTACTTACCTCTATCTATAACGATGTGAGCACCGCAGCGGCATCCACGGGCGTTAGAGCACCAAGCGGAATCGAAAACGGCGGTAAGTTTGTTGTTAGAAACCGAGGAGCAAACGCACTAACAGTTTATCCGGTGAGCGCATCCGAAACCATTAATGGATCGGCATCGTTTTCTCTTGCAACAAACGCGGGGAACACGTTTGTCAGAGCATCAGCGACGACGTGGTTCGTATTTTAAGGATTAACCATGCGTAAGATTATAGCATTAGCCATAGTAGCGATCTTGCCTAGCCTTGCGCATGGTCAGAGTTCGGGCGACTTTTTCCGTAACGATTCACTAGCCCACATGAACGGCGCTAACCTTACTGTGGGTTCAGCGGCGGTAGATGCGGCGGGACGGATTGCAACAAAGAACCAAGCACTAGCGAGAACATCAGAGCCTACCGCTGTATCAAACGGCGCTAGCGTGTTTGCGCTTGCTGATATATTCGGGCGGCAAGTTATAGCGCCCTATTCGCTCGCAGAACTAACGTGGCAATCCTGCGGAACGGCAACGGGCGTTACGTCGGATGTAGCCATACGGGCTGCAACAGCATCACAGCGTAGTTATGTTACGTCTATCACCTGCAAGAATAGCTCTACTACAGTTGGGCCTACGCTAGATTTTAAAGACGGCGCTAACATTATTGCGGTTGGCGGTATTGCTGCAACGTCAGCAACCGGACTGCTAACGGGAACATTCGGTGTAACCTTTCCAGTGCCTCTAAGGGGCTCAGTCAATACGGCGTTTAACTTTGCTACCAATACGGCAACGACATCGGTGGTTTGTTGCGCGAATGGGTACACAGCGGGCAACTAGTGGGGGGCTGTAGTGGGGATAGAGTTTCTTCGGGGCGGTAACATCTTATGCGCGGGCAATGTCGTAGGCGCGCCCGCTAATAATCTCGCACTTGTGCCTGCGGTTCCTAACTCTATCATCCGAGTGTTTGGCATAAACCTTTTAGCAACGGGTGCCGCGCTCGGAAGCGTGCAATTCAAATCGGGAAGCGGGGGGCCGAATTTGGGCGCGCCGTTTGGATTCCCGGCTAACTCGTCAGCAACACCTAACGCATTTTTCCCTATCACGGAAAGCGGATACTTCGAGACGGGAGTAGGCGCAGCGCTAGTTTTCGATCTGTTTCTTGCGGGTGTAGCGGTTACGGTTTTTTACAAGGTGTATAGCCCATGAACTTGCAGCCAGTGTTAAGCATCGTGCAGCGGGCTTGCTACCAGATGAATCAGCCACCACCGGCGATCTTGTTTGGGGCTACAACATCCCAGGCATTGCAGTTTCTTCATATCTTCTATTCGGTTTGCGAAGAGATCCGCACTCGCAAGTATTGGCCGGGACTTAAAAAGGTTTACACGTTTACGCTTGAGGCTAACCGGGAGTTCTACCCGCTTCCGCAAGATTTCTATGCCGCAATCCCAGGCACAAACTGGGATAAAACAAACCGTTGGCAGATGCTTGGGCCGCTATGGGACAATCAATTCTCGTACCGGGAATACGGCTATGTCACCTCCGAAAACCGTAGAGGGTTTCAGATCTTTGGGCCTGATTTTAACCCAAACACCGGCACCGGTCAGTTTAGGGTAAATCCCGTTCCTGCAACTAACGGCGGGGATCTCACGTTTAACTACATCAGCTCAAGCTATCTAACCGCACCAAACTGGAATCCCACCACTGCGGTCAGCACAAACGCGTATCGCAATGCTAACGGGCGGGTGTATCAGGCAACCGTAGGCGGGACGACAGGCAGCACACCACCAAACCACACTAGCGGAACGGCGGTAGATGGAACGGTTACATGGTCGGCACCGTTTGCGTCGAGCTATGAGGCAATCTTTAGCGATCAAGACCTATGCTTGTTCGATCCGTCGCTAGTCATCAGCGGGATTAAAGCGTTTTGGAAAGATGAGAAAGCCGGGGATAGCAGCGAGAACCGTGATCGATTCGAGCGAGAGATGGACATTGCGTTTACCCGTTTTAACCCGATGGGAATGCTAAGTCTAAACGGTTCAGGATTGGAGCTCTCAGGGCTCAATCCGAACATTGGCGATGGGAATTTTGGGAGTTAAACATGGCTGTCTTTACACCTAACAAGTACCCCAAGACCGGGCCTAACTACGCACAATACGGCGAAGTAGCAGGGTATGTTTACTATCCGTGGGACGATAGTTATTACGTCGATCCGAACGCCATCAAGGAGTATAACAAGCAAGTTGGAATAACCCCAAAGGAAAAGGGGTTACTACAGCAGCTTACCCCGGTTGCAGCCGGTGCGGGCGCAGTAGCGCTAGGACAGGGGCTAATTAAAGACCCCGGGGCCCTCATGGAAGGACTTACGAGCTTTCCTGGTAAAGTCGTAGACGGGATTTCGACGTTTGGAAACAAGCTAACGAGCTTGGGACAAGGAGCGCCATCTACGGGCGCGGAGGCGCTAGCAACATCAACGGTACCATCGACCCCGACCGTATTAAGCGTAGAGCCTTTGACCGGAACAGCAGCAAACGCTACGGGAAATGCCGCCACAGGGTTCGGGAGCACTGGGACGGCATCAACCGCGCTCGGCTTGGCTGGCGCGGGGTACGGCGCATATCAAGCGCTTGAGGGCGTAAAGAATCAAAACCCTGTACAAGCGGGATTAGGTGGAACCGCGTTAGGGCTTGGACTAAACGCGACAGGGTTAGCGCTTGGTCCGGTGGGATGGGGGCTAGCGGTTGGTGTTCCGGCGATTGGAGCGCTAGCGGGAAAGCTATTCGATAAAGACGAGTGGAAAACTGAAGGCAAGCGCCTAGCAAAGTTGCGCGATCAGGGCGTATTTGTCCCGCAGGGTATGGGTGCTGAACAGCTCAGTGGAGGCCGTAGCAAAGAAGAATTGATCGCCATTGAGAAACAGAACATTGCAGCCGGAAAATCTGGGAATGTGAAGTTTGCGGAAAGCCGAAACGAGAAAGACCTAACCCCGATGGATATTGTGGGATATGCGACGTTCGCAGAGAACGATCCGCAATGGTTCAACCGCCCCGTAGAGGAGCGGCTACAAGTAGCGCAGCGCGTTTTAGATCAGGGGCTAGTGCGGGAGCGTAAGGGAACGGTAGATGTAAATTGGTCAAAGTTTGAGCCTGGAACGCCTAAGCAAAAGGGCTCTAGATGAAGTCCGGGCGTAACCGCACTGTAACGATTGACGCGCCTATCGATGGGTTAAACCTCATCAGCGCGCCTAATCGGATGCCGCTTACGCAAGCGCGAGAGCTAACGAACTATGTCGTAACCGATGCGGGGATCAAAGAGTACGGCGCTAGCATTTCCACCAATATAAGCAGAACGTTTGCGCGAGGGCTTGCGACTCTCAGCGATTCAACCGGGGCAGAAAGCATACTTTGGTCAACGTACGACGGCACAAAGTGGGATCTGCGTACATCTACGACGGGCTCGGTATCTAATCTAAACGGTTCGGTGATCACGTACGGTGGCGGAACTGCAACGGCGGATATTGAAGCCGGTGCGTGCGTGAATCCGTGTAATCACGCCGGGTATGTTTTCTATTTTAGCGGTGGGTTGCGTCCCGGTATTCGAGTATCTTCTACTCTGGCGGAAACTACAGCGTTTACGATTAATGGCGGCGCGGTAGATACACCGCTACTTTCCGGTACGTCCTACAAAGGGCGTCTATACGCAATCGAGGCAAACACTACCGGCAACGTGCTGCGGTATCACTACAGCGCGCTCGGGGCGATTACTGGACCGATGACAGCCGTTGACCTCGGAGGGGTGTTTAGAAACGGCGGCAAGCTACAGGCGATCACGAACTGGACATTTAACCCAGGAAATCAAAACGACGAATACCTAGTGATCGCATCGAGTACCGGTGAGATTCTTGTATACGGCGGCACCGACCCAGGAGCTACAAATTGGGGGCTAATAGCGCGCCTAGATGCGCCTAACATTTTTTGTTTGCGCCCATTCGTTGCGGTCGGGGCAGAGATGCTTTGCGTAACGCAGCGCGGCGTAGTGGCGCTCAGTCAGCTCCTCGCCGGGCGTTCGCTTGCTAGTCCCTACGTAAACTTTTCGCGCAACGTAAAAAACCGCATAGGGGGGAATCGAGCAAACGACGTGCTTGCAACGCCGTGTTTTGTGCCAGAAAAAGCATGGGCCGTGTTTCCGTCGCGGGAAACGCTTGGGTTAAATAACGATATGTTTATCTGCAACGTTGAGCGCGGGGCATGGTCTAAGATACTCACGCTAAACGCTGGTGGCGGGTGGCCGAACATCGGGCAAGTGGCATCAATCAATAGCAAGGTAGTCGGGCTAACCCTTTCGGGAACACTATACGAATACCAAGAGTCGATTTCTGAAAACGAAATAGCTATCTGGCGCACGCCGTTTCTTAGCGGTGAGTCAAACATGCAGGTGAACAA